TCAACGGGACGAACGGCACCAACGGCACCAACGGCACCAACGGCACCAACGGCACCAACGGCACCAACGGCACCAACGGGACCAACGGCACCAACGCGGTCTCGATCTCGCTGTCGCGCGACGCGGTGCAGCTGTTCGCCTTCGCCGACGGGTCGGTCCCGTCGTTCGCGGACGCGGCCGGCCTGGTGACGGTGCGCGACGGCGCGACCGACGTCACGGCCTCGGCCACGCTCTCGGCGCTCGCGGGCTCGGGCGTCACCGGCACGGTGAACACCGCGACCAACACGCCCGTCTCCGGCCAGCCGAAGGGCTACTACCGGGTCACCGCGATGACCGGCGACACCGGCACGCTGACGATCTCGGCGGTCTACGGCGGCGTGACCTACCAGGCGACCTTCACGCTTGCCAAGAACAAGACCGGCTACGAGATCGTCGCCGCGCTCCCGAGCACCAATCTGTTCGAGGGTCGGATGGTCTACCTGACCACCGACGACAAGCTCTACCGCTACACCGGCAGCGCATGGACGACGGCGGTGCCGGCGGCGGACATTTCCGGGCAGCTCGCGGACTCGCAGATCGCGGCCGTCGGCGCTGGCAAGGTGACGGGGCAGCTCGTCGCCTCGCAGCTCAACGTCGGGGTGGGCGGCGGCAATCTGGTCTACAACGCCGGCTTCCGCAATCACTCTGGCGGATATCCGAACGGCTGGGGCAGTTACAACAACGGCGGGATTTCCATCACGCCGAGCATCAACGCCGGTGGTCTGTTCGGCACCAACTTCTTCCGCGTCACCGCCAACGCGTCAGTAAGCAACACGCTCGGCATATACACGGCAAACAACGTCGGCGTGCCAGGTGCCGGCGTCGAATCGTGGACGCCTGGCGTGACCTACGTGATCAGCTTTTGGGCGCGCGCGAACGGCGCTGGCGCGGTCGGCCGGACCATGCAGGGCCTCTACTCCAACATGGGCTTTAGCCCGGCGGTGCAGCTCGCCAACCCGCCGCTTATCGACGGCACCTGGCAGCGTTACGCCTGGCGCGTGCAACCGGCGAACAATGGGCAGACGCCTTTCGGCACGCTGTACGTGTCTTGGGAGGTCGGCGGTAACGGCTTTAACTCTATGCCGTCTGGCGCGACCTTCGATATCTGCGCGGTCCAGGTCGAGCAGGGCGAGCTGCCGTCGGGCTTTTCGCCGCGACCGGAGGAGATTCTTCCCGGCACCATCACGGCGACCGAGATCGCCGACAACGCGGTCACCACGCCGAAGCTCGTGGCCGGCGCAGTCGTCGCCGGGAAGATTGCCGCGGATGCGGTCGGCGCGAACGAGATCCAGGCGAACGCCATCACGACGGGGAAGCTTGCGGCCAACGCGGTTACGGCCGCGAAGCTCGACGCGGGGTCGGTCACGACCACCAAGCTTGCGGTCATCGCGCCGGGCTCCGCGCTCAATGCTGATCCCGCGATGGCGGACCCGTCCGCGTGGGTGGAGTTCAGCGGCGCGGCGACCTTTGCGACCGTGACCGACGGCAAGGTCGGAAACACGGTCGCGCGCTCCGCTGCCGGCGTGCAGGCGTGGATGAACGAGGCGCGGCGAGTTCCGTTTGATCCGGCCAAGACTTACCGCGTCCGCGCATGGCTGCGGAATGTCTCGGGCTCCGGCTCTCTGATCTACATGGGCGTCGCGCTGTTTGACTCGAGCGGCGCCAACATTACCGGCGACGGCGGTCAGTGGTACTACGCCGCCGCCGGCGCAATCGGCGCGGCGAATGGCGTCTGGGTCGACTACACCGGCACCTTCGGCGCTGGAACCGCCAGGGCATTCCCGTCGAACGCGCGCACCATGTCGCCGCTTTTCATCATCGGCTACGGTGGGGGCAGTTCTGTCCACGAGATCCAAGACCTCCGCATCGAGGAAGTTCTCCCTGCGACGCTGATCCAAGACGGCGCGATCACGGCCGCGAAGGTCGCAGCCGACGCCATCACCGCGAACAAGATCGCGGCCGGCGCCGTGACCGCGGCCAAGCTCTCGGTCTCGTCGCTCGATGCCATCTCGGCGAACGTCGGCACGCTCACGGCCGGCGTCATCCGCAACACCGCCGACACCTTCCGCGTGGACGTTTCCAACGGCCGGACGACTGTCACGACCGGCTCCTACATGAAGGTCACGGGCGCGCCGTTCGGCAGCTCGTCGCAGTTCATCGAGTGGTATGGGCCTTACCAGTCCAACCTCGCCAACTGCACCGAATCGAACGCCGTCTATTACCTCAAGACCAACGGCGCCGCGTACTTCGGCGGCGCGCTACTGGCGGGCGTGCTGAAGAACTCGGTGCAGGGCACCAACCTCACCAACGCGAACGAGGCCATCCTCGGACCCTTCTCGACCAACGGCGGCAACATCACGCTCACGATGGCGCTCGATTTCCTCGGCGACGACGATTTCCCCGGAACGACGCAGGGCCTCACCGACTACAACGCCACGACCAAACAAAACCCGACTTTCACCGTGGTGCTCTCGCGCAAGATCGGCACCGGCTCCTACACCGACGTCGCCACCTTCAACTTCACCGGCTCGCACTTCGGGCTAGCGCCGATCCCGTCGGTGGCCGAGCCGGGCTATTACCAGCAAAGCGCAGGCGGCTCGGGCACCTACACCGACACCAGCGGCGGCACCACGGACAAGACGTTCAAGCTCCGCTTCACCTCGTGGGCGAACGTCAACACGACCGTCTCCAAGAACACCCTAGCACTCACCAGCACGGAGTAAGACCGATGGCCCTGCGCAAACTCGTCACCCTCCCATCCGGCCACGCGGTCGAATACTGGCGCATCGCCTCGATCACGACCGCCTTCGCCACCGGCCACGGCACCGTCGAGCTCGCGGGCTACCGCGACCAGGCCGCGCGCGAGGCCGGGATGCCGCCGCTCGCAGACGCGCGGCAGACGTTCTCCGGCTACCTCGGCCACGGCGGCACCGCCGAAGCCTACGAGTGGGTGCGCTCGCAGCCGTCGGTTGTCCCGGCGCACTACCAGGAGCGCGAGGTCACGGTGCCGGTGCCGTCGGCGGACGGCCCCGAGCTGCTGGTGCTGCGCACCGAGACCATGCGGGTCTGGGTGCCTGAGCAGGCCGGCCCGCCGCTGTTCGCCGACGCTGAGGACTGCTGACATGAGCGCGACCGATCTCTCGAAGTTCCGGGTGCCGCTCGGCTCGCTCGTCGTCGACGCGTCGCTGGTTGTCGCGCTGATCTGGTGGGGCGCGACGATGACGCAACGGCTCGACGAAATGAGCCGCCGTATCCAGACCGTCGAACAGGTGAAGATCCAGCCCGAGGCGGACCGCCGGATCGCGGTCATCGAGGCGCGGCTCGCCGACCAGACGACCCGTTTGCAATCCATCGAGGACAAGCTAGACCGCGTCCTCGACCGGGGCCGGTGAGCCTGTTCCTCTCCGCCGGGCACCACCCGGCGGCGCCCGGTGCGGCGTGGAAGGGGTTGGTCGAGCACGCCGAGGCGCGGCTCTGGGTGGCGGAAATCTCCCGCCACCTGCCGGGCGCCCAGCTCGTGCCGGCGCTCGAGCTCGGCGCGAAGGTCCGCTGGATCAACGCGCGCGCCCAGCCCGTCGACCTTGCCGTCGAGATCCACTTCAACGCGGCGACGCCGACCGCGCGCGGCTCCGAGACCCTGCACGCCCCGGGCTCGGTGCGCGGCGCGGTGCTCGCGGCCGACGTGCAGGCGGTGCTCGCTCGGTTCTTCCTGCCGAGCCGCGGCATCAAGCCCGGCTGGTTCCAGGCGAACCCCGCGAAGGGGCCGCTCGCCTTCCTCGCGCAGACCCGCTGCGCGGCGCTGGTCCTCGAGCCCGAGTTCATTTACCACGCGGAGCAGATCCGCACCCACCGGGCGGCCTGCTGCGCCGCCATCGCCAACACCCTGCGGAGGCATGTATGACCGACGAGACCACCATCAGCACGGCCGACTGGCTGCGCGGCTCCCTGCGCTCGAAAACGATGTGGGCCAACACCGCGATCTTCATCATCGCGGGCATCGAGCTCGCCGGCGCGCATCTCACGACCCTGTTCGGGCAGAAGGTCGCCGCGGCCATCATGCTCATCGGGGCGCTCGTGAACCTTTATCTGCGCACGAAAACCACCACCGCGCTGCCGCACCGCTGACCGTGGCCGCCTGCCGCCACCAGCGCCTCGGCATCCCCAAGGCGTTCCAGCTGCACGGCCACGTCGTCACCGTCCGCATCCTCTCGCTCTCGCGCTGGCCGCACGCGAAGAACGCGCTCGGCCTGTACGACCCGAAGCTCCATCGCATCGACGTGCGCAGCGACCAGCCCGACACCGCCATCCAGCAGACCTTCTGCCACGAGTTCGTGCACGCGGTGCTCGGCGCGATGGAGCACCGGCTCTACAGCGACGAGGTGTTCGTCGACAACTTCGGAAGCCTGTTGCAGCAGGCGCTTGCTTCGTTCTCACACAGGAGGCCCCGTGCCCGCCCAAAAAGTAACGGATGAACAGGTCCTCGCGGCGCTCAATGCCGCAAAGGGGGTTCGCGCCGAGGCTGCACGCCAGCTCGGCATCAACTCGCGCGCGGTCTCCCAGCGCATCGACGGGCTCAAGTCCCGCGGCGTGCCGGTGCCCGAGTCGAGCTATGACCCGGGCGCCCGGTTCCGCACCGTGGGGGGCGTGGTGGAGAACGCGCCCAAGAAGCGCGAGCTCCTCGAGGTGCCGAAACTGCCGAGCGGCAAGATCGACATCCGCGAGCTCATCGACCGGCGCAAGGCCGCCTTCGCCCGGAAGGACGCGGCGGCCGAGGCGCGCAAGCTCATCCGCGTGAAGGTGAAGGGGAACGAGCCCATCGCGGTCACGCTCTTGGGCGACCCGCACGTCGATGACGACCACACCGACCTCGGCCAGCTCGAGCGGGACATCGAGGTCATCAAGCGCACGCCGGGGCTGTACGCGGCCTGCATCGGCGACTTGCAGAACAACTGGATCGGCCGTCTCGCCCGGCTCTACGGCGAGCAGGAGACCACGACCGACCAGTCCTGGCAGCTCGTCGAGTGGCTGGTGACGGAGCTCGGCCCGCATTGGCTCTTCATGGTGCAGGGCAATCACGACCACTGGAGCGGGGCGGGAGATCCGCTGCGCTGGATACAGCGGCAGGCCGGCGTCACGCTCACCGGCGACCACACGGTGCGCGTCGCGCTCACGTTCCAGAACGGCGCGGAGGTGCGCATCGCGGCGCGCCACGATTGGCCCGGGAACTCGATGTGGAACCCGTCGCACGGCCAGCTGCGCGCGGCCAAGCTCACGCACCACGACCACGTCATCGTGTCAGGCCACAAGCATACGGGCGGGTACCAGCTGCTGCGCATCGCGGCGACCGGGCACCTCGCGCACCTCTTGCAGCTCGGCAGCTACAAGATCCACGACGCCTACGCCGACGCGCTCGGCCTGCCGCCCGCGATGATCGCGCCCAGCTGCACCGTCATCCTCGACCCGCAAGCCGGCGAGCTCGGGCTCGTGCGCGTCGAGCACGACATCGAGGCCGCGGCCGACTACCTCACGTGGCTGCGGCGGCGGAGGGCGGCGGCATGAGCCAGACCCGACTCGGCTCGTTCATCGAGTCCTGGGCCAACGTCGCGGTGGGGTTCGGCATCAACTGGTGCGCGAACATGGCAATCCTGCCGCTCTTCGGGTTCCACGTGACGGGGGCGCAGGCCTTCGGCATGGGGGTGATTTTCACGGTGATCTCCGTGGTGCGCTCCTACGCGCTGCGGCGCGCCTTCAATCAGATCCGGAGTCTGCATGTCCATCGGTGACGTCAACAGCGACCAGAAGGGGAGCGGGGCGCGGTTCAACGACGGCAAGCCCGCCTTCGACCTCATCCCGCTCTGCACGCTCGAGGACGAGGCGCGGGTCTGGGAGCACGGGCGCAAGAAGTACGCCGCCTGGAACTGGGCGAAGGGCATGCCGTGGTCGGTGCCGTTCGCCTGCGCGATGCGCCACCTCGCGGCGTGGCAACGCGGCGAGGAGCTCGACCCGGAGTCGGGCCTGCCGCACCTCGCGCACGCGATGTGCAACCTGCGGATGCTGACGCTCTACGCGACCCAGTACCCGGAAGGGGACGATCGCCCAAAGGAGTGGATCGGGAGGCGACCGTGATCCCGCCCTGGCTGACCCTGCGCCTTGCCGGCTACGCGCTCGGCGCGCTGCTCGTCGCGGCCGGCCTCTGGCTCGCCTACGACTGGGCGCACGACCGCGGCGTCGCCCAGGAGCGCGCCCGCTGGGAGTCCGCGACCGCCGAGGCGGGTGCCCGGTTTGCCGAGGCGCTGGCCGCCCAGCAGGCCGTAATGGCCGCCCTAGACCGTGACCTTACCGAGGCCCGCCGCCGGGCCGACCGCCGCCGCGAGGGCCTCTCCGATGCGTTCCAGAACGATCCCGCTGCTCGCGACTGGTCTCGCGAGCCTCTTCCTGACAGCGTGCGCGCCGCGCTTGGTCGTGATCGAGCAGTGCCCGGCGATCCCGGTCGCGCTGACTGAACCCTGCGCGCCGCCAGCGCGCGAGCTCGCCACCAACGGGGACCTCGCGCGCGCCTACCTCGACGCCACCGAATGCGTGGACGAGTCCACGCTCAAGCTGCGGGCAATCAGGGAGCTTGCGGCCTGCCGGCTGCAGAAAGAGACCACGCGAGGCAGCCGACCCAGCCGATGAACGTCCAGCCGAGGAACACGTTCACGACCGCGATCGAGTAGACGCTCGGGTGGCGGCGGCCCTTGGCGACCCACCAGGGCAGCAGGTACAGCCACAGCAGCAGCGCGACCAGCAGCAGGCCGCCGATTGAGTCGATTCCGAATCCCATGGTCACGTCCTCCAACGCTGTCTAATTGCCACTTCGCGCCCCTGCGATTTCAGCAGGTTACGCGAGCCTATCTCACCCCAACGAATTAGACAGCCGTGTCCGGAATTCCTAAGAATTCCCGACGCTTAACCCCCTGTTTCGGGCGTACTGCTGCATTACCGGGGTATGTTCTGAAATCCTTTCCATTCAAATACTTAGATGCGCTGTCCAATGCGTGTCTATTAGACTGTCTAATACCTCAGACCCTTCGCCCGCCCGGGCCGATCACCACGGGCGTCTCGCGCGCGCGGATGTAGCGCTCCGTCATGGCCGCCGACGCATGACCGGCGAGCGCCGTCGCGTCGAGGCCTTGGCGCTTCGCGTCGGTCAGGCTCTTCGCCCGCATGTCGTGGATGTGCGCATCCCTGACTCTGGCCACTCGGCAGGCCTCCTGCCACTGGTCGTGCACCGTCGAGTACGCCGGCACCGCGCCGCGCCGGGTGTAGAACAGCGTCATCGCGCGCACGTTGCCGCCCAGCCCCTTCGCCCGCTCCACCACCGCCCGCAGCTCGGGCGTCCACGCGACGAGCAGCTTCGCGCCGGTCTTGCCCTGCTTGAACCGGATGCCCTCGGGCGTCAGGTCGGTGAGCCGGATTGCCAGGACGTCACTCACGCGCTGGCCGGTCAGGTACAGCAGGTCGACCATGCACTGGAACCGCGGCGAGCCTGCGGCACGGATGGCGACGAACTCCTCGTCGGTGATGTAGCGGTCCCGCTTCTGTTCCGAGTGTCGGCGAATGCCGACCACCGGGTTCGACTCGACGATCTGCCACTCGAGCGCGAGCGCGAACACCGACCGCAGCACCGACAGGCAGCGGTTCGCCATGTTCGGCTTGTCGCGCAGCGCGACCTTGATCGCCGCGACGTGCTTGGGCCTCACCTGCTCGGGCGAGAACTCCGCGAGGATCTGCCGCAGCTTCTTCGCCGCGACCTCGTACTGCTGCGCCGTCGACTTCGCGAGCTTCGGCCGCATGTGCGCCAGCGCGTCGTCGATGAGCTGCACCATGCCGCCCTTCGGCCGCTCGCGCAGCCGCGCGTACTCGGCGAGCGCCGCCTGCAGGTCGGTCCCGAGCCGCGTCCAGCGCCCAGCGTGGACGAACCAGTAGGCGCCGTGCTTGTGGTAGACGCAGGCGGGCAGGTGGCGGTCTGTCTTTCGCTGGCGGGGCGGCATCAGGGCAACCTCAGACGGGGCTCCGGGGCCATGGTAGCAGGGGCGGGCAGCAGTCCCTCGACGGCCGACCGCAGGACGACAGGCGACCGCCCGCGCGCGCCTTGGGGGCGCCGCAGGAACGGGATGCCCATCTGCTCGAGGGCGCGCATCTGCGCCGCCGGCCGGACGCGGCCGGTCAGGGCCTCGATCTCCGACTGGCTCAGGAACACTCGACGCTCTCCACGATCCGGACCTCGTCGCCCAGGTGCAGCTGCAGCGCCGACTCGGCCGCCGGGCCGGTCAGGTGCACCACCACCGACGCGCCGGTCTTGATGCGCCGGACGCTGCGCACCGCCCCGGTGGCGCCACGGTCGACGTGGTGGCCTGAGCGGCACTTGGTCGAGCAGAAAGCCTGCTGGGGCCGCGCAGGCACGAACAGGGCGGCGCAGTACCCGCAGGGGCGCATCTCGCCCTGAGCGCCGCCGGAACGCGTCTCGGCGGTCATCCTGCGGGCCTCCTGAGTGGAACCACGTTCCGCACCCGCACGACGCCGAGCTCGATGAGCTTCGTCACGAACTGCCGCAGGGCCTGCCGGTCGAAGATGATCTCCTCGCCGTCGCCCTCGACGTCGAGCGCCCCGGCCTCGCGCGCGAGCTCGGCCAGTCGTTCCATGTCGTTCACTGCCGATACCTCCGCACGAGCGCCTCGACGGCAGCGGCGTTGCGCGCCGTCACCCACTCACGATTCAGCTGCAGCGCCCGCGTCTTCCTGCCGAGCTCGAGCGCGATGCGGCCCTTGGTGAAGCCCTCATCGAGCAGCCACTCGATCCGTTCCCACGTCGGCCCCGCCGGCACGAGCGCCGCGTCGCCCCGGCAGGCCGGCGTGACCGCGAGAATGCGGCGCTCGGAGCGCGCGCGGATCTTGAGCTTCCGGCCGGCGCGCACGTCGGCAATCACGGACAGGGCCACGTCCGACGCCGCCGCCACCATCCGCCGGCCGACGCCTTGCCGGGCCAGCGCTCTCAGGTGTCGCCGCGCGCGGTCGGCATCGACCAGGCCGTTCCAGTCGCCCGCGGCCCGGGCCGCCTGGCGCTCGCGCTCGTAGTCGCTGTTCGACCGGCGGCACTGGAAGCACCGGCACCCCGCGAGGTACCGCAGCCGGTGCCCATGCGGGCGATCGGCGGCGAGCTCTGCGATTGGGCGCAGGCCGCGTTCGAGGAGGGCGCTCATGCCACCACCCCGCCCGGCCCCGAGCACTGGCCTGCGAAGATCCGCGGGCAGCGCCCGTCGGCGTCCTGGCAGGCAGGGTATCGGCAGGGCTTCCTCAGCGCGTCGGTCAGCACCCGGTCAGCCTCGGCGCCTGACATTCCGGCAGCGCCTGGCTGCTGCTCCCTCGCACGGATGCCGTGGAACCGCTCGAACTCGCGGCAGGCTTCGATGTAGGCGTCCCAGACCCGCCGATTATCGGTTGCATCCGTCGCAGGCTCCCGCTTGGCGTCCGGCTCCGGTGGTGCGGCGTAAAGGGGAACGCACCCCGGTGCCTCGCATGTGTAAATGTCGGCGTGCACGTTGGCACCAAGCGCAAGAAGCCGCACAGCCTTGTCACTGACCCACCCCACCAGCTCCAGCTTCGGTTCCGCAGACAGCCGCCGCTCGTCGAACCGCTGCTGCTCGATCTCGAAATTGAACTTGCCGCTCATGGCTTCGTCTCCTTCGCGAGCTCGTAGTCGTAGCGCTTGATGCCTTGGCTCTTGATGCGCCGCAGGTTGGTCACCGAGATGCCGAGCTCGTGCGCGACAAACTTGTCGCTGTATCGCCGCTGCAGGTCGCGCAGCTCGCGCACCCGCCGGTACTGCTCGAGCGTGAGGCTCGGCGTGCGGCCGGTCACGGCGCCACCTCGTGCAGCGACGCGGCCAGCGCCACCACACCGAGCACGACGGCCAGTAGCACGACCGCGCGCGTGAGCAGCTCGGCCATGCGCTCGTACTCCGGACCGCGGCTCACGGCTCCACCCCGTGCGCGTCGTGATCCTCGAGCAGGTCCTCGAGCGTCGCGATTGCCTTGTCGAGATCCTCGTCGCTGATCTGCTCCTGCCCGTGCGTCGCGCACCAGGCAGGGTCGAGCCGCCGCAGCGCGTCGCGCAGCGAGCGCAGCATCGACCAAGCGGCGTCGCCTCGGCCGAGCAGCACGGTCGCCTCGGTCCCGAGGCCCTTGGCGTGGATGCGGGCGATGGCCTGCTCCACGGTCGGCGCGGGCGGCTCGGCATCGAGCTCGGCCAGCGCCTCGAACACTCCGTCATCGACAAGCATGGTTCCTCCAGTTCCGGCTGGTGCGTCCGGGCCGGCCTCGGCAGACAGATCTCGCGCACCTCGAGCGGGGGTAGGTGTCGGCTGCCCACACGCCGGCCGACGCGGCGTCCTTGTCCCGTTGGGCTCGGGGGAGGGTCACTTCATGAGCCACCGCAGCGCGACGGCGAGGGCGAGGACAATCGCGAACATCGCGAAGACCTCGGACAGCGCCTCGACAACGCCGGCGAGCAGCCCGAGCTCGATCACAGCAGCACCCGCTGCGGGCTCGCGAGCCGGTACCTGGCGAACCGCTTGCCGTTCGCCTGGTCGGCGACCGTCTCGACCTGCAGGCCCTCGGCGCGCAGGTCCGCGACGCGCGCGGCAAGGCGCAGGCAGCCGAACCGCTGCAGGGCCTCGAGCGGCGTGATCTCGGCGCCTGAGAGCAGCGCCTTCCGGATCTGCTCGGTCTGCGAGGCGCTCATGCGGCCTCCGGCTGGTCGGCGGGCTCCGCGTCGATGGCCTCCAGCTCGGACTTGCGCGCATCCTTCGCGGCCGACAGCTGCGCCTCGAGGTCTTTGTCCTTCGCCTTCCGCGCGACGACGATCGCGTCGCGGTAGCGGGTCTTGAGCGTGTCGACGTCCGGGGCCTCGCGCACGAGCTGCACCGGGCTCGCCACGACAGGCTCGTCGGCGACCGCCACCGAGCTCGCGGTCGCGGCCGTCATGTCCTGCACCTCTTCGGAGGTGTAGACGCCGACGGCGACGCCCGGGAACACTGCGCGGACGCCTTCGGAGATCACGCGCGCGCGGAGCATCTGCCGGGGGTAGGACTTCCAAGTCGCATTCCGGGTCAGGCCGGCGCGCTCGGCCTGCTCGATGGTCCAGCGGATCTCGACGGTGCCGCCCTGCGGGTGGCCGACCTTGGCGGAGACCGCCTTGTCGGTGTACTCGGTCCACTCGACGCGGCCACCGTTCGCCTGGAACCGCGCGAGCAGGGCGTCGGACTTGAGCGTCGGCTTGCCGTTGATGACGTGGTAGTCGCGCGCGGCGAGCGCCGGGTGCAGGCCCTCGGCCTGCGCGATCAGCATCAGCGACAGCGCCTGGTCGGGCGTCCGGACTCCGAAGAGGCCGGACTTCGCGACGGCGTTCGCCATGCGCTCGACGTCGCTGAATCCGATGGCGGTCGAGAGTGCGGTGGTATGGGTCATGCTGCGTTCCTCCGGGTGAGCTGGTCGACGGTGCTGTCGACCTCAGCGAGAAAGGCGCGGACCTCGGCGTCGAGCCCCGCGATGAAGATGTCGTTGCGCTCGATGCGCTCGATGTAGATCTGCAGGTCCTTCGGCATCCGCGGGTCGTAGGACACGAAGTCCCACCACTTCCGGCCCGTGATCCACATGGCGCCCTGCAGCTGCGGCATGTGCTCCTCGGGCATCCCCGTCAGCAGCGTCTGGACGTGCGTCGTGCTGCTCGGGCACTTGATCTCGATGCCGCCATCGGCCTCGACGAGGCCGTCGGGCGAGGCGCCGGCGAGGATGGACGGGTGACGGATGAACCCGGTCTCCTCGACCACGCGCTCGGTGCGGAACTCGTACTCGATGCGCGCTGCGGGCTCGTTGTCGATGCCCCACTGCATGGCGGCCGTCGTGAAGTGCGGCACCGGCTGCCCGGTCAGCCGCTCGGTCACAATCTCGATCAGGTACGACTCGCGCGCCTGCGCGGGCTTGCCGTTCTTGAGCTTGGCGAGGACGTTCTTGAAGGACGAGGCGGTCGCGCAGCCAAGGCGGGCGGCGAACCAATCGGCGGATCGTTGTTCTGCGAGCATCAGATTCCCCTGCGGTGAAGGACGAGGGCGCCGTCGCGGTTCGATGCGACGATGCCGGTGAACTTGAGAGCGGCGAGCAGCTCGCCGACGGTGATGCCGTCGAGCTGGACGGCGACGGGCGGCGGCGCGGGCAGCAGGCCTGCGACGACGGCGTCGGCGAGGCGGTCGCGGAACCGGGCCCAGGCGAGGTCGGGCGCGCTCACGACTCGGTTTCCGTCGCGGGGCTCCACTCCTCCCCGGATTTCACCGGCGAGAGGAACTCGGCGAGCTGCTTCACCTGGCTCTCGCCGAGATAGATCCGGGACTCGCCCTCGGCCGTCTCTTGGGCGAGCACAAGGTCGCCGTCACCGTCCACCCACACCCGCAGCTCGTAGCCCGGGCGGATCTGTAGGAGGACGTTGGGCTCGGCGGCGGGTTCCTCAGCGGCAGACGCGCCGCTTTCGCAGCCCGAGCAGGTCTTGCTCAGGCCGCGGCCGACCTTGCGGAACACTACGAGCGGCAGGTCTTCGCCGCAGGCCGAGCAGGTCTTGGTGCGCGCTTTCATCGGGTGCTCCCCCAGCGCGAAACCGACGGCGGGTCGGCGCGGTAGATCCGCGCGCGGCCGCCGGGCTTCGGCAGCACCTCACGGCTGCGATGACGCAGCCACCACTCGTATGCGCCGAGCGCTGCGGCACCGAGGCCGAGCAGCGCGAACCACCCGCACAGCAGCAGCAGCCAGTCGAAAGCTTCGTTGCTCATCTCTGTCCTCCAACAGGGCCCCGGACCGTCCGGGGGTGTCGAGAACAGTACGGCTTCCCGTAATGTATGTCAACGGTATCCCGTAATTGACCGCCACGCGGACGGCAGGGCGGCGGACGCGCCCTTATCGGGTCAGGTTGCGGCGGTGTGCAGCGCGGGGCGCTTGCGCTTTGAGCGGATCTGGGTCGCGACCAGCGATTCGATGATCAGCGCCACCTGCGAGCGCATGGGCTCGTCGAGCTTCTCCCACTCGGCCGCGACGCGCGCGGCCTCGGGTGTCATCATGAAACCGTGCACGCTGTAGTGCGCTCGCGCGTCCGAAACCCTCGGCGTTTCCAGTAGTCGCGCGCCTCGGCCTGTCTCGACCCAATCGGTAGAGAGGCCGAGCACCGCAGCGATGCGGTGCAGCTTCGTGGTCGACTTCTGGTCGCCGCGCTCGAGGTCGTAGAGCGTCGTCGGCGCGATGCCGGCAGCCTTCGCCAGGGCCGCAACGGTCATCTGCAGCTCCTCGCGCCGGGCCTTGATTCGTTCGCCTGTCGTGTTCATGGCTCTCACCGTACCCCGTCCGGTTACGGAACTCCGTGAAGTAGGACACAGATTCCCTACGCTATGCCGTTGACAGTCATTACGCTATCCCGTAAAACTCCCTATATGGTTACCTGGTCCACCCGAATCAAGGCGCTGCGCGCCGCAGGAATGACCCACGCCGCCATTGGCGCGTTGGTCGGTCTTTCCACGTCGGCCGTCTGCGACATCGAGCGCGGCCGGACGCAGAAGCCTCGCGGCGACGCTGCGCTCGAGCTCGACGCTCTCTACCGCAAGCAGCTGGCCGCCGAGGCCCGCCGCCGACCCACCACCGAACCCCGCCCTGTCCGAGCCCGTTCGCGGGCGCCGCACCCGAAAGGGGCGGCCAGGGCGACCTGACCCCACGAGGAGCCGATGCCACGGATCAGATCCATCAAACCCGAGTTCCCGCAGTCCGAGAGCATGGGCCGAGTCTCGCGAGAGGCTCGGCTTCTCTTCGTTCTGCTCTGGACCGTTTGCGATGACGACGGGAGGACTCGCGCGGCCTCGCGAATGCTCGCGAGCCTTCTCTACCCCTACGACGACGACGCGCCGAAGAAGATCGAGGGCTGGCTGGTCGAGCTCGAGCGCGAGCAGTGCATCGAGCGCTACACCGTCGACGGCTCCACCTACCTGCAGGTGTCCAAGTGGCGGAATCACCAGCGAATTGACCACCCGACCGCGTCCAAGCTCCCCGGTCCTCGCGAAGGTTCGCGAATCCTCGCGAGTGATTCGGGAACCCTCGCGCCTGATATGGATAGGATAGGAAGGGATAGGAGTACTGAGGTTCCTTCGGAACCTCTGTCGGGCGAGACGCCCGACCGCGAGGTCGTCCAGCGCGTGTTCGACCACTGGCGCTCGGTGCACAACCACCCGGCCGCCAAGCTCGACGCCAAGCGCCGCAAGCTGATCCGCGACGCCCTCAAGGCCTACCCCGAGGCCGACCTCTGCCAGGCAATCAGCGGCTACAAGAACTCGCCCCACCACATGGGCCAGAACGACCGCTCGACCGTGTACGACGCGATCGAGCTGCTGCTGCGCGACGCCAAGCACATCGACGCCGGGCTGCGCTTCTACCGCGACCCGCCGCGCACCGACCTGTCGAAGCTCACCCGCGCGAACGTCGACCGCACGGCCAACTGGCGACCGCCGGAGCTCCGCGATGCAGGCTGACGACTTCACCCGCTTCCGCGCCGTGCTGGCCGGCCTCTCGAAGGTCTACGAGCGCGAGCTCGACGGCCCGCTGCTCGACGCGTACTGGCTCGCCCTGCGCGACTGGCCGCTCGCCGAGTTCGAGCAGGCGGCGGGGCACCTGCTGGCGCACTCGCGGTTCATGCCGCGCCCGGCGGACTTCACCGACCTGCGCAAGGCCGGACGCATGACCGCAGGCGAGGCGTGGGCCGCAGCGCTGCAGCACGCGCGCGGGGCATGGCGCGCAGGACCCGCGGTGCCCGAGGTTGAGCGCGCCGTCCAGGCAATCGGCGGATGGCCGGTCATCGCGGGCGCCTACGCCGACAGCCTGCAGTTCCTCGAGCGCCGCTTCGGCGAAGCCTTCCGCGAGCTCGAGCAGCGCGTCGAGATCCGCGAGCAGCTGCCCGCGATCGCGGGGCCGAGCTCGACGTGGCGCGGCCGCGTCACCGGCCCGGCCAAGGTCGCCGAGCTGCTGCCGACCATCCGGAGGCCCGCATGAACGGCGACAAGCTCGTCGTCGAGGCGTGGATGGCCCGCAGGCTCGGGATGCCGATGTCCTGGGACGGCGGCGTCACCACCCGCGAGGAGCGCCGCGAGCGCATCCGTGCGGCGATCGTCAACTCGGGGCGCGAGATGGCAATCGCCGGGCGCGCCGCGGGCAAGTCTTGCGAGACGTGGGCGCAGCTCTTCCAGCGCGTCTACGGCCAACCAGTCAACCAGCAACCCAAGGAGCGCACGACATGCGCGGAGTGAACAAGGCCATCGTCCTCGGAAACCTCGGGCAGGACCCCGAGCTGAAGAACCTGCCGTCCGGCAGCGCCGTCTGCTCGCTGTCGGTCGCGACCTCGGAGCGGTGGAAGGACAAGACCACGGGCGAGGACAAGGAGCTGACCGAGTGGCACCGCGTCTCGCTCTTCGGCCGCCTCGCCGAGATCGCCGCGCAGTACCTGCGCAAGGGCTCGCAGGTGTACATCGAGGGCCGCCTGCGCACCCGGAAGTGGCAGGACAAGAGCGGCGCCGACCGCTACACCACGGAAATCATCGCCGACGAGCTGCAGCTGCTCGGCGGCAAGGGTGACGGCCAGCGCTCGGAGCGCCCCGCCCAGGCGAAGCAGCAGGCCGAGCCGAAGCAGCGCGACGAGTTCGACGACAGTGAGATTCCATTTTGATGTCCGCGGCACAGGAAATCTGGAAGCAGGTGCCCTCGGTGCCGGTCATCGAGGTCTCATCGCAAGGGCGAGTCCGCGCCTGCGCTCGCGTCGCGCCGATGCCATACGGCGGAACACGGATCTACGGCGGAGTCGGCTCGTTCGGCCAGTGGGACGGGAGCCGGTATCTGTACGTCCTTCGTCGTCGGACGTACAAGGTCGCTCGCCTGGTTTGCGAAGCCTTCAGCGGGCCGCCTCAGCCCGGCCAGGTTTGCATGCACCTGGACGAGGACGCGCGCAACAACCGGCCTGAGAACCTCCGCTGGGGAACGCAGCGTGAAAACCTCAACGCGCCGAAATACCTCGCGTATCGCCAAGCCCTCAACGCGAAGCTCAAGGCTCAACGCGAGCAGCGCGCCGCATGAGCACCATCGACGCCCTGATCGGCTGGCTGAAGGTCCTCGCGGTGTGGGCCGCGGTCGGCGTGTTCTTCGGCATCCTCGGCGGCGTTGCCATCGTCGTCGCGCGCGCGGTCATCGCGCTCGTGTGGGGGGCGTCATGAGCAGGCGGTCGCGCGAGAAGGGCAAGGACGGCGAACGCGAGGTCGCCAAGATCCTCAGCGAGCAGCTCGGGCTCGTGGTGCGCCGCAAGCTCGGGCAGGCCCGCGACGGTGGGCACGACCTGACCCAGACTGGGCGGTTCGCCTGGGAGGTCAAGCGTCGCAAAGGCATCGCCGTCCACGAGTGGGTCGAGCAGTGTGTCGCGGCTTGCGGGCCACACGACACGCCCGTCGTCGCCTGCCGGGGCGACGGGAAGGAATGGCTTGTGGTCATGCGCCTCGAGGACGCCCTGCCGCTCATCCGCGGCGAGCTGGGGCCCATGGAGCCATGACCGACCGCGACCCGCCGCTCCTGTGGTGCATCACCCGCCGGCCGGAGACGGGCGAGGTCTACCTCTCGGGCCTCGACCGCTACGCGCAGCCGGTCTGGTGCCAATTCTGGCACGCCGGCGCGCTCAGGTTCGCGACCGCTGCCGAAGCTCTCGACGTCCTGCGCCTCTACGCGCCCGCTGGTGGCGCTTCGGACTGGTACGTCACCCGGATCACCGAACGCTGCTTGAGGACCTCATGACCGCATCCCTCGACCCTGACCTGCAGCCCGTCGACCAGCTGCTCGACGCTTGGGCGCGTGACGCGCGCGAAGGGCAGGGCGGCGGCATGCACCCGCTCGAGCGGCTGCGGCTGATCCACGACGGCGCTGTGCTCGGCGGCGAGCAGCTGTCGAACGACGAAATCCTGATTCTCGTCGACCGCGTGTACCTCGACAGCCCGCCGCGGACGAAGGCGATGATCGACGCCTGGTACAAGTCCGCGAGCCCCGCCCAGGTGAAGGCGAACCGGCTCGGGATCTCGCGCGCGGCGCTGTACACGCACTGGCGGGCGACGCTCTGGTTCTTCCGCGGCGCGCTGCGGTCTCGTGGCCTGTGCATTTGATAGGAAATTGGTCATTGACTCTCTGGATGTCTAGACACTAAAAGACGGTCAACTCGGGGCGCTGCGCCCGAGACAATCCACCAAAGCCCGCCCCGTGCGGGCTTTTTTCGTTCTAGGAGCCCCGACATGGCCGTCCAGCTGTCCACCGCTGTCCGCAACGCGCGCCTCGATGCGATCGAGACCGCCATCGGCGCGAGCGCGATCCTCCGCATCCGCTCGGGCTCCGTCCCGGCGAACTGCGCCGCGGCCGACGCCGGCTCGGTGCTCGCGACCGTCAACCTGCCGTCCGACTGGATGGCCGCAGCCTCGGGCGGCTCGAAGGCGCTCTCCGGCTCGTGGGTGGACGCTTCGGCCGACGCCTCGGGCACCGCCGCGCACTTCCGCCTGTACGACTCGACCGGCACGACCTGCCACGCGCAGGGCACCGTCACGCTCACCGGCAACGGTGGCGACATGACCGTCGATTCGCTGACGTTCACCGCCGGCCAGCAGTTCAGCATCACCGGCTTCACGCTCACGGACGCCAACGCCTGACGGGGTGACCTGTGACGACGATCACCGTCGAGCGCCTGGACCCGGTGGCCGGCGCTCCTGGCTACCGCGTGGCCGAGGCCGGCACCTACGGGCTGCTCGAGCTCGTGCCGTGCCGCCGCGAAATCGACACCAACGGCCCGGTCTGCGCCTTCCTCGGCGCGACGGTCGCCGGGGTTGACCCGAACGAGGTTCAGGAATGAAGGCCGCAATCGAACAGCTGTTCAACGGATCGCTCGCCCAGGTTGCGATCGGCGGCGCGTATGACGCGACGAAGATCAACCGCGGCAAGCACACCGGGCAGTTCAACTTGGGCGCGGGCGCGGTCGACAAGTTCATCGGCCCGGCGCCGCTCGGCGTGGCGAACTTCGGCGAATCGTCGCTCGCCATCCCGTCGGCTTTCGTCCACCCGGTCAAGATCGCCGACGACCTGTTCTGGGTCTTCGGCTCTGACGCCGCCACCGCGGCGGCCACGCGCCGCGTGCAGCTCTGGACGTGGGTGCCCTCGACCAACACCTACACGCTCGCCGGTGCGGTCACGCTGACCTTCCCGACGGCCACGGCTCACACTGTCCGCGGCCTGCGCGCCATCCTCGAGAATTACACGACCGGCACCGTCGGCGTCTCGGGCACCGCGGTCACGGGTTCCGGCACCGCTTGGAACACCGGACTTTCGGTCGGCTCGCGCATCGGCTTCGGCTCGACGGACCCGCAGCAGATCACGACGTGGTACCAGATCAGCGCCATCGGCTCGGACACGAGCATCACGCTGACGGCCAGCGCCGGAACCATCTCGACCGGCACGCCTTACGTCATCCAGGACCTGATGCTCGTCCAGGCGACCACGAACGCAACCGCCGGCAACGGTGGCCTGTTCGTCACCAAGGGCCTGCGCTTCGAGGACTTCCAGAACCCGGCGACGGCGATCCCGGCGGCGACCACGGTCGACAAGATCAAGGCGACCTACTGGCTCAAGGACGCCGCGACGATCACGAACACGACCATCGGCGGCTGCGCGCTCAACGACCGCGACTCGTGGACGCAACAGTACGTCTACTCGACCAACGGCGCGTCGACGACGCTGTCGATCTATCGGTACAACATCCGCGCGGCGCTGACGTTGACCGCTGGCGCTGCGACGTTGAGCGGCGCCGACATGGTGATCACCGGCGGTCAGACCGTGGCGGGCAACGTGTCGCAGTCGAACAACGGCCGCGTGGCGACCCTCAACCACGGCCCGGGCGCTTCGGTGCCGTCCCTGTATCTGTTCACGACTACCCGCATCCTTCGCGCGCCGCTCTCGGCCATCGTCGCGGCGAGCACCACGTTCGTCGCTGACTCGATGTCCGAGGTGCCGCCGGGCGGCACGAACACCAACTCGGCCAGCGGCTCGACGCCGTTCATCTCGCTGGACGTCGCCGGATCGCTCGACAAGCTCGTCATCGCGACCACGTCGGGCCAGAGCACGTCGCTCTACGTCACCGACTACTACACGGGCGGGCAGCAGTTCGATCGCCGCGCCATGTGCGCCGCGAGCCAGCTTCCGTCGTCGCTGCGCGACACGGACAGCCCTGTCTGGGTGCACTCGCTCAACGGCTCCTCGCTGCCGTTCGTCTGGGTCGAGGATGGCTGGCTGTTCTGGCTGTATAGCGGCGCTACGGCCACAACCGCCAACGCCTTGACCGCGTACCCGCTCGCCGCCGACCTCGACTTCCAGGCGGACGTGAACAACCGGATCATCTGCCCGAAGATCAACCTCGGCGCGACGCCGGCCAAGCTCTACCGGGTCGTCACCAACAACGTCGCCAACCTCGGCGACCACACGATGGGCGTGGCGCCTGACGCGTACCGCGTGCAGGTGCGCACGTCGGGCATCGACGACAACTCGGGCGCGTGGACCGACGTGCCCGCGGACGGCGACCTCTCGGGCCTCGGCACGCCGAGCGCGATCCAGTTCGCCTTCCAGTTCCGCACTGCGGGCGTCGTGATGCTGCCGGCGCGCATCCTGTCGCTCGCGCTCGTGTACGAGACCGACGACGCGCTGCCCTCGCAGTACCGCTGGAACTTCGGCGACTTCAACGCGGGCAACGGCACCTTCGCATGGGTGCAGACCGCGCTCTTCGGCGCGACCCCGGGCGTGCACACGATCAACATCTACCGCGCCGACACGGACGCGCTCGTGCTCACCCAGGCGAGCTCGGGCAGCACCAACGGCGTCTTCGAGTATTGGAACGGCTCGGCCTGGGACTCGGGCATCGGCTCCGATTCCGTCGGCCGTCGTCGTCGCTTCGTGCCCTCGGGCTCGCTGCCCGGCGGCGTCGACCTGTACGCCAAGCTGACGGTGGCCTGACATGGCGCTGCTCGCGGGCGGCGCATCCGCGCAGCTCGTGCGCGCGTCCGGCACGGCCGGAGCGGTGCAGGGGTTCCGCGCAGGCGGGGCTCTGGCCGGCGCCCGGCTCTCGGCCGCGCTGCCGTTCACCGCCCGTTTCCAAGTCGGTGACGGGCTGGCGCAGCAGGGCGTCCGGGAGATCCTCGGCGCGCTCGATGTCACGCTCGGGGCGCTGACGCTCTCGGCCTCTGGGTCGCTGGGCGGCGGCATCACCGGGTCGCTGAACGCGACGCTCGGGGCGCTGACCGTTGTCTCGACCGGGCGCCTCGAGGTGCGCGGCACGCTGGGCAGCACGCTCGGCGCGCTGACCTTGAGCGCCTCGGGGCAGCTCTCGAACGGCAACACGGGCACGCTCAACGCGACGCTCGGCACCCTGACGCTCGACGCTCAGGGCCGCCTCGCTGTCCGGGGCACGCTCGCGGTGACGCTCGGGGCGCTCACGGCCAACTCGGCCGGACGCACCGAGATCCGCGGGCAGCTCGACCAGACCCTCGGCGCGCTGACGCTGGCGGCTTCTGGGCGGCTCCCCATCACGGGCGCGGCCTCGGTCACCCTTGACGCCTTGAGCCTCTCTGCGGCCGGCAGCCTCGCCCTGCGGGGCAGCCTGACGGCGACGCTCGGGGCGCTCACGCTCGAGGCAAGCGGTCAGACGGTGCCCTACGAGCCCGGCGTGTACCGCCTCGCGCGCGTGCGCGGGTCGGTCTCGGGCGAGACGGTGAGCGGTGGACGCAGCTCGACGGTGAGCGGACGCGGCAGGACGGACACGGTGCACTGATGATCAACCTCGACCCCAACGACAGCGCGAACGTGTCCATCAACTGGACCGACCTCGGCAACGCGACGCTGGTCTCGGTCGCCTACACGGCGATCCCCGGCGTGACGCTCACCCCGCAGGGCGTGAACGGGTCGGTGTCCACGGTGCGCGTCTCGGGCCTCGTGCACGGGCGCACCTACCAGCTCGAGGCCACGGCCACGCTGTCGACCGGCGAGACCCTCAACCGGAACGTCCCCATCCGGGCGTTCAACGGCTGATGCCTGCAGCAGCTCCTCGCCCCTGCGGATCGCCCGGATGCCGGGCTCTGGTGGTGGGCAAGGTCGGCTACTGCGCGGATCACGTGTCGATGGCGGGCAAGCCCTCGAAGTGGCTGCTACCAACTCAGCGGGCCGGACTCTACGGACGCAAGTGGCAGGACGCCCGGCGAGTGTTCCTCGCCGAGCACCCGCTGTGTCGCATGTGCGAGCAGCTGGGCAGGACTACGGCGGCCGAGGTTGTCGATCACATCGAGCCACACCGAGGCGATGAGACGAAGTTCTGGGCGCGCACGAACTGGCAGCCGCTGTGCAAGCGGTGCCACGACGGCGCCAAGCAGGAGCAGGAGAAGACCGGGACGCTGCGCGGCTGCAACGTCGACGGCGTGCCCCTCGACCCCACCCACCCGTGGAGTCGACAGGAGTGATGTTCGATTGCTCGGCCGTGACACCGGCCGAGATCCACATCGACGCGGGCGATAGACGTATCAACAACCGGCGCGCGGAAACGTGCCTGGTCTGCAGCAAGGTCTACAAGCCCAAAGTGGCAGGCCGAACGACGTGCTGCTCGCGCGAGTGCGGGTTCATCCACGTGCAGAACGTGAGACGCGCGCGCTTCCAGCAGCAGCGAGATGCATCGCCTCCGCTGACTCGGGTCTGGTGTCGCAACTGCAGCCACTGCGGCGAGGGCTTTGTCGGGCACACGGAAGGCCGGGTGTATTGCAGCTCATGTATGGGCTCACGCCCTACATGCGCGACCTGCGGGAAGGGGTTCAAGAGCACCGGAGCATGGAGCCGCACGTGCAGCGATGCATGCGCGGTAGCGCATCAAGATCGGAAGCAGCAGACAAGGGACAGGCTCAAACGAGTCGCTAAAGCGACGCGCCGAGCCCGCCTGCGTGCAGCTCCACGCGAGAACATAGACCCGTTCGAGGTGTTCGACCGAGACGGTTGGCGCTGCCAGATCTGCTCGTGCAAGACGCCGAAGCGCCTGCGAGGTTCAACACACCCGCGAGCGCCGGAGCTCGACCATCGCGTGCCGCTTGCCAAGGGCGGGTGGCACACGCGCGACAACCTGCAGACAGCGTGCAGGGCATGCAACGCCGAGAAGTCGGACCGCTCGGCCGTCGGGCAGCTGCCCCTGTGGATGAAAGCGGAGACGGGAGGGGGCGGGTCGGAAAGCTGTGGCCTGCCGACCGGTTACCGGCTGGTGGCTTCGGAAATGCTAAACGGCAAGGAATCCCATGCAGCAGCGCGGTCGGAAAAGCATCGAGAGCATGACGGTGGTGCGCGTCGCGCCGCAGGATCGAGTGGTTCCGCCGGAGCGATTCACGCCCGACGAGGCGGCGGTATGGCGCGAAATAGTCGCGTCCAAGCCGGCCGATTGGTTCGGGTCGGACAACTTGCCGCTCCTCGAGCACTACTGCTCGATGACGGTGGAGTCGCGGCGCGTTTCGGCGATGCTGCGGCAGGTGAGCCCTGAATGCCTGGACGACTACGAAAGGCTGATCGCCCTGCAGGCAAAAATCGGCGGACAGCTGTCGTCGCTCGCAACAAAAATGCGACTGACGCAGCAAAGCCGGTACGGCGCAAGAGCAGCGGCAACCGCCAGCGACAAGACCGCGACCAAGAAGCCGTGGGAGTTCGGCGGCTAGGCCGCGGCGACCGGAATATCGCGTGGATCGAGTCGACCTGCCGCGTGCCGGAGGGCGCGCAGGTGGGCCGGCCGGTGGTGCTGCGTGAGTGGCAGCGGGACATCATCCGCGGGATCTACGACACGCCGACGCGCCGCGCCATCGTGAGCTTCGGCCGGAAGAACGGGAAGACCTCGCTCTCGGCGTTCCTCCTGCTGCTGCATCTCTGCGGCCCGGAGGCTCGCGCGAACTCGCAGCTCTTCTCGGCTGCCCAGTCGCGAGACCAGGCGGCGATCCTGTTTGCGCTGGCCGCCAAGATCGTGCGCATGTCGCCCGACCTCAACGCGGTGGTGGCGGTGCGGGACACGGCGAAGCAGCTCTTCTGCCAGGAGCTCGGGACTCTGTACCGGGCGCTCTCGGCGGAGGCCTCGACGGCCTACGGTCTGTCCCCGGTGTTCACGGTGCACGACGAGCTCGGGCAGGTGAAGGGGCCGCGCAGCGAGCTCTACGAGGCGCTCGAGACGGCGAGCGGCGCGCAGGCCGAGCCGCTCTCGATTGTCATCTCGACGCAGGCCCCGACCGACGCGGACCTGCTGTCGGTGCTGATCGACGACGCGCGCAGCGGCGCCGATCCGAAGACGAAGCTCTACATGTTCGCGGCGGACGAGGCGCTCGACCCGTTCGGCGAGGATGCGATGCGCGCGGCCAACCCCGCGTTCGGCGACTTCCTCAACCCGACCGAGGTGCGCGAGCAGGCGGCGGCGGCGAAGCGGATGCCGAGCCGAGAGAGCAGTTACCGCAACCTGGTGCTGAACCAGCGGATCGACCAGACCTCGCCCTTCGTCCCGCGCGCGGTGTGGTCGCGGAACGCGGCCGAGCCGGACGACGCGGTGTTCTACGAGAGCCGGGTCTACATCGGGCTCGACCTGTCGGCGCGGAACGACCTCACCGCGATGGTGGCGGCGACGCGCGACGAGGCGGGGCGCTGGCACATCAAGCCGTGGTTCTTCGCCCCGGGCATCGGGCTCGGCGACCGGGCCGCGAGGGACCGGGCGCCCTATGACGTGTGGCGGGACCGCGGACAGCTGGTCGCGACGAGCGGCGCGAGCGTCGACTACTCAACCGTGGCAGAGCACCTCTGTGCGCTCTGCGACGACTGGGACGTCGCGGCGATCGCCTTCGATCGCTGGCGGATGGACGTGTTCAAGACCGAGCTCGCCCGGCTGGGGCGGGAGCTTCCGCTGGTGGAGTTCGGTCAGGGGTTCCGGGACATGGCTCCGGCGCTCGATGCGCTCGAGGGCGAGCTGATGGCGGAGCGGATCTGCCACGGCGGGCACCCGGTGCTCACGTGGTGCGCTGCGAACGCGATCGTGACGAAGGACGCCGCGGGCAACCGGAAGCTCGACAAGGCGAAGGCGACCGGCCGCATCGACGGCATGGTCGCGCTGGCTATGGCTATCGGGGCGGCGGCGAAAGCTTCGCCGACCCTGCAGGAGACGAGCGTGTACGAAAACAACGGTCTGCTGGTGCTCTGATGGCATGGTGGAACTTCTTCACCGGGCGCAAGTCCGTGACGGTCGACGACATCGCGCGCGAGATCGCGCGTTCGCGCATGGGTGCATCCGGCGCGGTCGTCAACTCCGAGTCGGCGATGCGGGTCGCGGCGGTCTACGGCTGCGTGCGCGTGATCTCCGAGACGGTCGGCTCGCTGCCGCTGCACATCTACCAGCGCCAGAACGGCGGGAAGGCTCGGGCGGACACGCATCCGCTCTACCGCCTGCTGCACGACACGCCGAATCCGTGGCAGACCGCGATGGAGTTCCGCGAGATGATGCAGGCGCACCTGTGCCTGCGGGGCAACGCCTACGCGTACATCAACTGGATCGGTCCTTCGCGGGTGTCCGAGCTGATCCCGATCCACCCCGACCGGGTGACGGTGAAGCAGCGGCCGGACATGAGCCTCGTGTACGAGGTGCGCAACTCGGCCGGCGCGGCGCAGGAGTTCGAGGCCGAGGACATCCTGCACATCCGCGGGCTGTCTTCGGACGGCATCACCGGGCGCTCGGTGCTCGAGGACGCGCGCGAGACCGTGGGCGTCGCGCTCTCGACGCAGGAGTACGCCGGCCGGTTCTACGCGAACGATGCGACGCCGAGCCTTGCCGTGACGCTGCAGGGCCAGCTCTCGCCCGAGGCGCGGCAGCGGTTCGTGAACTCGTGGCAGGAGACCTTCGGCGGCTCGCGCAACGCGCGGCGCACGGTGGTGCTCGAGCAGGGCGCCAAGGTCGAGCCCATCGCGATGACCTTCGATGACGCCCAGTTCCTCGAGACGCGCAAGTTCCAGCGGTCGGAGATCGCCGGGATCTTCCGCGTCCCGCCGCACATGATCGGCGACCTCGAGCGCGCGACGTTCGGGAACATTGAGCACCAGGCGATCGACTTCGTGACGCACTGCATCCGCCCGTGGCTCGTCCGCTGGGAGCAGGCGCTCTCGCGCGCGCTCTTCACGGCGCCGGGCTTCTACTTCCCAGAGCACGCGGTCGAGGGGCTGCTGCGCGGCGACATCAAGAGCCGGTACGACGCCTATGCGATCGGCCGGGCGAACGGCTGGTTGTCGGCCAACGACATCCGGTCGCTCGAGAACATGAACCCGATCAACGGCGGCGACGTGTACCTGCAGCCGCTCAACATGGCGCCCGCCGGATCGCCGGCCGCGCAGGGGCAACCGTGAGGTGAGTGAGATGTCAATCGAGAAGAAGCACCTGCGGGTGGCCGCAGAGATCAAGGCGTCGGCCGAGGGCGTCATCGAGGGCTACGGCTCCGTCTTCGGCAACGTCGACAGCTACGGCGACATCGTCGTCGCGGGCGCGTTCGCGCAGACGCTGAAGGGCGACCGCGCCCCGGCGATGCTCTGGCAGCACAACCCGGACGAGCCCATCGGCGTCTGGACGGAAGTCCGCGAGGACAAGCGCGGGCTCGTGGTGAAGGGCCAGCTCGCGCTCGGCACCCAGCGCGGGCGCGAGGCGCTCGAGCTCATCAAGATGGGCGCCCTCTCGGGCCTGTCCATCGGCTACAGCACCGTCAAGTCGAGCTTCGACGAGCAGAGCGGCATCCGCTCGCTGCTCGAGCTCGACCTGTGGGAGGTCTCGCCGGTCACGTTCCCGGCGAACGAGGCCGCCCGGATCACCTCGGCCAAGAGCGCCGAGGGCATCAAGACCATACGCGATTTCGAGAACTTCCTGCGCGAGCAGGGGTTCTCGCGAGGTGCAGCGGCGGCCATCGCGCTGCACGGGTTCAAGGCGACGCAGGGGGAGCCTGCCGCCGGTTCGGATGAGACGCAGGGTGAGCCTGCCTCGGACGAGCTGCTGATGGCGATCCAAGCGGCCAGCGCGGCACTCGCCCGCTGACCGGAAATCATCCCCCTTTGTCAGGAGACAAGACCATGACCATCGAAATCAAGAGCGCCGTCGACGGCCTCGCCAAGTCCTGGGCGGACTTCCAGGCGGCCGATCGCGACGCGAAGAGCCGCTCGGAGTCCGAGCGCAAGGAGATCCTCGAGAAGGCGAACGCCGCTCTCGAGGCTGCCGAGGCCGCCAAGGCCGCGGCCGAGGCCGCTGCGACCAAGGCCGGCCGCGCCGCCCTCGGCGCCGGCGGTGACGTCAACCCGGACAAGGCCGAGCACAAGAAGGCCTTCGGCGCCTTCATGCGCAAGGGCCTCGAGACCGGCCTGCGCGACATCGAGCGCAAGGCGGTCCAGCTGGCGGTGAACGCCGACGGCGGCTTCGCGCTGCCCGAGGAGATCGCCGCCGAGGTGCAGGCCCGGCTCGTGGACATCTCGCCCGTTCGCCAGGTGGCGACCGTGGTGCAGGTGTCGACGAACGACTACAAGCGCCTGATCGACATCCGCGGCACCACGTCCGGCTGGGTCGGTGAGACCGCCGCGCGCCCGGAGACCAACACCCCGCAGCTCGCCGAGCGTTCGGCGTTCATGGGCGAGGTGTTCGCCAACCCGCGCGCGACGCAGCAGTCCCTGGACGACGTGTTCTTCAACGTCGAGCAGTGGATCGCCCAGTCGGTGGCGACCGAGTTCGCCCGTGCCGAAGGCGCCGCCTTCATCTCGGGCAACGGCACCAACCAGCCGCGCGGCTTCCTCAACTACTCGACCGCGGCCACCGCGGACGGGGCGCGTGCGGATGCCGTCCTCGAGCACCTCGCGACGGGCGTGTCGGGTGACTTCGCGGCCGCGAACAAGGCCGACGTGCTCATCAACGCCGTGTACCGCCTCAAGGCGGGCCTGCGTGCCGGCGCGGCGTGGATGACCAACAAGGCCATCCTCGGCGAGCTGCGCGGCCTCAAGGACACGACGGGCCAGTACCTCTGGCAGCCGGGTCTGACGGCCGGCCAGCCGAGCACGCTGCTCGGTTACGCGGTGTACGAGGCGGAGGACATGCCGGCCAAGGCGGCGAACTCGCTGTCGATCGCGTTCGGCAACTTCCGGGCCGGCTACTGCATCGTGGATCGCGTGGGCGTCTCGACGCTGCGCGACCCGTACAGCAGCAAGCCCTACGTGTCGTTCTACACCACCAAGCGGGTGGGCGGCATGTTGCTGGACAGCGAGGCGATCAAGGTCATCCGCTTCGGCACGACCTGATCCTCGCCACCCTGATCGGAGTATTCCGATCCTGGAAGGGGGCGGCCTTCGGGCCGCCCCTTTTCCTTTTCGCGAAGAGGTTTCCATGCAGATCAAAGTGACCAAGGCCTTCGCCTACGCCTACGGCGGCACCAATGTCGTGCAGTACGCCGAGGGCGAGACCGTCGACGTCCTGCCTGAGTGCGGCGAGCTCGCCGTGGCCGAGGGCTGGGCGGTCCCCGCTGATGCGGAGAAGGCCGCGCCCAAGCCGGCCACCAAGGCCCGCAAGGCGGCGCCGGAGAACAAGTGATGTACGGCCTGCGGGTGACAACCCCGCCCACCGCGGAGCCGCTCTCGCTCAGCGAGGCGCGCGCTCACCTGCGCGTCGACTCGTTCGACGATGACGGCACGCTCGCGGGTTTCATCCTCGCCGCTCGTCAGCACATCGAGTCCATCTGCGGGCTCGCGCTGTGCACCCAGACCTTCACCATGACGCTCGACGATTTCCCGATCGGCGAGCCCATCAAGCTCCCGCGCGCGCCGGTCCAGTCGGTCGCGGCGGTGCGCTACTACAACGACGCCGGGTCGCTCTTGACCTGGTCGAGCTCGGAGTGGGAGACCGACGTGCGCTCTGAGCCTGCGCGGCTGCGGCCGCGTGACGGCTTCAAGTGGCCGAGCGTCGCCGACAAGCTGGGCGCGGTCGAGATCGAGTTTGTCGCCGGGTACGGCGGCCCCGAGCTCGTGCCGCAGCCCGTGATGCACGCGATGCGCCTGCTCGTCGGGCACTTCTACGAGAACCGCGAGGCCGTCAACGTCGGCAACATGGTGACCGAGCTGCCGCTGGCCGTGGATGCGCTCCTGCGGCCCTACAGGCCGCTCCTATGAGAGCTGGCCGTCTCAGCCACCGGGTGACCGTCGAGCGCGCCACGGACGGCACGGACGCGTATGGCGACCAGGTCCAGACATGGACGGCGCTTGCGACCGTGTGGGCCGGCATCGAGCCGCTGTCGGGGCGCGAGTACCTCGCCGCCTCGCACGTCCAGGCGGACATCTCGACGCGCATCGTGATGCGCGGCATCCCGGGCGTGACCCTGACGCCGAAGGACCGCATCCGGTTCGGCACCCGGCTCTTTGACATCAAGCAGATCGTCGACGTGGACCTTGGCGGTCGCGAGCTGCAGATCATGACGCTCGAGCGGTTCACCTGATGCCCGTCGTCTCGGACATCAAGGTCGAGGGCTTGCGCGAGCTCGAGGCCCGCCTGCTCGAGCTCGACGCGGTGGCCGGCAAGAAGCTGATGCTGCGCGCCACGCGCCGCTCGCTGCTGCCGCTGCGGCGGCAGGCTGTGGCGAACGCTCAGCGCTCGTCGCGCTCGGGCGGCCTTGCGCAGGCCATCAAGATCGTGACCGTGACCCCGAAGGCGGGCGAGACGGTGCAGGTTCAGGTCGGCCCGAAGAAGAAGGACCGCCGCGGCCTTGCGCTGCACAACCTGTACTACCAGCGCCGCCGGAAGGGCATCTTCTACGGGCACTTGGTCGAGTTCAGTTTCACGGCCAAGGGCCGCGCCGCGCGCAAGGTAGGCGCTCGACCGTTCCTCGGCCCCGCCTGGGACGCGACCCGCAACAGCATCCCGGCGGAGTTCCGCCGCATCCTCGGGCAGGCGCTCGACCGCATCGCCGGCCGCGCGCGCCAACGCTCGACCGCAACCGAAAGGCTCGTCGATCCATGAGCATCGAGAACGCCATCATCGCGCGCGTGAAGGCGCTCGCCACGGGTGCCGGCCAGCGGGTCTACCGCGAGGTCATCGTGCAGGAGCCGCAGCTGCCCGCGGTCGCGGTGTCGCGCACGGCAGGCGCCGGCATGGCGCGCACGCTCGGCAACGCGCCGCTTCTGCAGCGCGCGACCCTTCGCATCGAGACCGTGGGCGACACGATGGCGCAGGTCGCGCCCGTCGCCGCGGCCATCGTCGCCGGCCTCGATGGCTGGTCGGGCTCGGTGTCCGGCGTGACCGTGCTGCGCGCGACGCTCGTGCAGCAGCAGGAGCAGGCCAACGCTGACGGCGACCGGACGCTCCGCGTCGTGCAGCAAGACTTCGACTTCGTGTTCCGTTGATCGCCCGCCCGGGCGCGTAGCAACCCCAGCCGCCTTCGGGCGGCTTTTTTCTGGAGAAAGAAGATGCCCGCATACATTTCCACCGGCACGGTGTTCTCGGCCGGCGACGGCGCGACCCCGACCGAGGTGTTCGCCGCGGTCGCGCAGGTTCAGGAGGTCAAGTGGTCGGGATACGCCCGCAAGGTCGTGGACGCCTACGTCCTCGGCTCGAGCTACCCCGAGCGCATGGTCGGCACGCACGACCCGCAGAACGTCGAGCTCAAGCTCCTCTGGGACCCGGCCGACACCACCCACGAGGCCATGCGCACCCGGCTGCTCGCCGGCACGCAGCACAATTACCGCATCACGCTCCCCGACCCGGGCGCGTACCAGGTGCAGGTCCGCGGCTTCTTCACGAAGTTCGAGATCGACAGCCTCACGGCTGAGGGCGGCGAGATCGTGGTCAACGCCACGCTCGAGCTGACCGCGCTGCCGACGGTAACCCCGTAATGCCGGCGTCCCGGGATCTCCTGCGGGCACAGATCAGCTCGACGCTTGCCAAGGCATCGGTCCGTCCGATCACCGTGGCCGGCGTCGATCTTTTCGTCCGGGGCCTCTCTGGCGCCGAGCGCGTCCAGCTGCAGAAGTGGGCGGCCGAGGCTGAGGCTGGCGGCGAGCCGGTCTCCGACCACCGGGTCGCTTGGATGGGGCTCTGCGACGCCGACGGCGTGCGCCTGTTCGACGCGGTCGACGACGTGGCGGCGCTCGACGGGGCCTCGGTCTCCGCGATCGCCAAGGCGGTGATCGAGGCGTCCGGGCTCGGCAAGGGTGCCGACGAGGCCGCCGAAAAAAACTGACACGCGAGCCGGAGCTGCTGCTCTGGTTCCGGCTCGCGGCGCAGTTCGGCATCCCGGTCGGTGAGCTGCAGGAGCGGATGAGCTCCGACGAGTTCACGACCTGGGGCGCGTTCTTCCAGCTTGAGCCTTTCGGCTTCGAGGTGGAGAACTGGCGGATGGGCATGGTGGCCTCGACGGTGGCGAACGCTGCCGGGCCGAAGCGCAACGGCAAGAGCTGGCGCGTCGAGGACTTTGTCCCGGCGCGCAAGGCCGAGCCCGAGCGCGGCCAGTCGGTGGAAGAACAGCGGCGCATCCTCGCCGCGATGGTTGGCGGAGTGAATCATGGCTGACATCGGCACACTCGTCGTTCGGATGGCGGCGGACTCGGCGCAGATGCGCTCCGAGCTCGACCGCGTGAAGGGCGAGCTGAAGAAGACCGACAGCGGAGTCTCCGCGCTGTCCGGTGCGTTCAAGAACTTGGGCGGCATCGTCGCCACGTTCTCGATGGCGGCGGTCGTCACCCAAGCGATGCAGGCCGCCGGCGCGCTGAACGACACCGCGGTCAAGACCGGCATGTCGGTCGACGCCCTGCAGCGGCTGCAGTTCGCGGCGACGCTCTCGGGCGGCTCGCTCGAGGGCGTCTCTGGCGCCGTCGCGCGGATGCAGAAGGCGCTCGTGGGCGCGGAGGAGGGCGGCAAGGAAGCGGTCGCCGCGC